GGTCTCAATGTTTATCCTTGCCCTGCTGCTTAACGTGGACCCAAGGACTATTAGATTTCTTGCGCATCGTGTCGGCAGAGTACTCGTCCTGCGACAACATTGCGCTTGAAAAAGGTTTGTTGTCTGCCCACAACGAATTGTCACATAAATGAAAATTTGGGTGATCCGAAGCTTTGTACCAAAACACTTGATCTTCTAGCTTATTGGACTGGACACCGTTACAAATTACTAGGCACTCAAAGTTCTCGGTACACTGGTCCATGAATTGGCAAAACATCTCGAACGTGGGAAACATACCGGCATAATTGTCGTATATACGTCGGCGATTATTCACGATACTCTCGCGCAGAATAAACACGAAATCTACGTTCGTACGCAGATTAGGCGTAATACCTAGTGGATACTGCATAGTAATAATTGTCATCACATCAATGTGTCGACCGTTCATAAAAATGTAGCGCGTAGACTCTTCCTTAATCCATGAAGCATCATACAAACAGTCATCTAGAATTAGGAAAGCACGAGGATCGGTGGACGAGTTTCCGCCTGACCGTTTCTTCTCTTCGTTTCGAGCCGTCTTTACGCCCAGCTGGCGCTTAATGACGTTCATCACAATGGAAGGATTGTACTTGTCATGAATCAGTTTCGATGGAACCATGTGCTGGAAAAACTCGTTCGCAACTTCCGTACCTGAAATCACCGTACCAATAGGGAAACAGTGTTGGGTATTAAAAAGAATATCACGAACCAAGAACGATTTCCCAGTATCTTTCTTTCCAATCACAACTATCATTGGAGATTTGCGAGAATCTATCTCGCATCTGTCTTTCAACATATCAATATTAAACTTCTTGATTTGGAAGTTCATCTACTTGCTTTAGTGCGTGTACTTTTTAGTTTATGTTTGCGACGCCATAATAATATGGTCAAGCGGAAACCATCGGCTGGAAGTGATTTACGAACAAACTCTGTCGCCCTCAGCCTCCAGAGATACGATACAAAATCTTTAAAGGCTCAGCAGTTCTGGGGTTTGAATCATCTCCAGCCATTTTTTCCTCCTATCCAGAAACTTTTTAAAACCGAGGTTCGTGATTCGCCCCAAGAGTTCGGGTTCAAGGTCAATGATAGTATTTCCTCTATTGTGGATGTCGAACACGTTCGGACGGCTAAAGGAACAGTAGCTGAAGTTCACCGAAAGGTCACAATGCTTCTTTCTCCTTTCAAGTGGATGCAGGGAGATTACGGAACGGCTCTAGGTCTTCCCACTACCGAAGAAGATTCGCAGGAAATTCAGAGGAAGATTCAGGATCCAAATAATGCAGCATATGTCGGCGCTCTTCTATCAGTCGTCTTAGCCCAGTCAGGATGCCCACATTTTCCGAAGGTATATGGAGTGTTTACGGGAGTATCGGAAAAGCATACCATAGATATATCCGACGACTACGCCGACCTGTCAGAGCGCTCATGGTTTTCTTCAAACATAGGAAAAACATTTGAGATTAAGTTGACCGATGATGTTCAGCAAGGAGATTTCAAGCATACTCGCGGAGCTCGGGCGAATGTCCTTCTGGGCGAAGACATGGTTCTTGATGACGTCCAGGAACTGGTTGTACAACACGTTGATGCTGAACCTGCTGAAATGAATCCTATGATGCGAGATGGAGAAGAAGATGACGATGATGAGTCTGATTCATCTTCAGTATCTACGTCCTACGTTTTCGGGCTTAAGTCCTGTGATTGCGAATCTGATGAAGACGAAGATGATGATGACGGTGATGATGATGGTGAACCGTTCGCTTGGGCTTCGTTCACAAACGTCCCAGTTCAAGTCACGGTTATGGAGAAGTGTACGGGAACATTTCATGAATTATGCTCCCAGTATCCTGACCCTCATAAGCATCTGGCATGGTTATCACAGGTAATGTTTGCACTAGCGTTTGCTCAGCGCAATTACGGATTCACGCATAACGATTTACATTCCAATAATGTCATGTACATTTCTACGGATCGTGATTACCTGTACTACAATTGCGCGGGATCTTTCTACAAGCTTCCAACATACGGATACTTCATTAAGATTATTGATTTTGAGCGTGGAGTTGGATCAGTGAAAGTACTGGGAATGAAAGAGCCCAAACTGTTTATGAGCGACCATTTCTCGATTGATGAAGAGGCCGGTGGACAGTACAATTTTGAGCCTTGGTACATTCCTAAATATCCAGAAATCAAACCCAACCCTTCATTTGATCTAGTACGTCTAGCTACCTCAATGTTCTGGGACTTGTTTCCAGAAGGTCCTCGGTGCCTCGATTATCGTGATAACCAGGTATTCAAATTCTTCATGAAATGGTTATCTATTGACGACGATAACTCAATCTTATTTGGAAAGAAGGATGATAAGCATGACCGGTATCATGGCTTCTATCTTTACAAGGCGATCACTCGGCTCTGTAAAAATGCAGTTCCACGAACTGAAATTTTATCGTTAAAACCTTACTTTGGTATTGATTCACTGCCTGCAGGAGAAGAGTGTTGTGTCATTGAAGCCTAGATATAGTCTAACTTTACCCACTCTTTATCTTCTTCTTTTTTCCGTAGAACGGTATTGACTAAAAGCAAGAAGATTAGATCTATAAATATGTTTCGTTGTTCAAGAGAGTTCTCTGATGCATATTTATTAAACTCAACAAACACAATCTTGTACTTTTCGGTTATTTCCTTGTACTCCAATGATGTAAACACCGATTTTGGAGTATAATATATTTCATCGAATTTAGCACCGTGTTTTTGAATTTCCAGCATAAATTTCAAATTATCGTTTGCTTGGACGTATGGGCGGAAGAATGTATTGAGAGCTGAAATCACCAAAATACTGATTTGAATACCAGCAACTGTATTCCCGGTAAAAATAGCAGAGTTTGATGAAGATGTTGCTGTCAGGGCAGATAATAACGTAATAGTTAAGTTGAGAGGTGTACCAATATTGCTCCAAAACATATAACTAATATACTTCCGATACCACGAGTTGTATAAGAGTTTGTTAAGTTTTGATTCAACAAACTCCATATTTTCCCTATTTTCTCTTGCCTTCTTCTTCTCTTCTGTTGCATCTATAATTGCTTGTGATTCGGGTACATCCTTGACTCCTATTTCAATACCAGGAGGGATTTCCGGGGAATCTTCAAGCATTTATTTGTGTAGCGAACATCAAAAAGTGGGCTTACCTACGAACATATCCTGAACGTTCGGGACATCCATAGTCTTAACAACATCCGTAACAACATCCGTTGTGGTCGCAAATACCACACCGGCTGAAATAATACCTCCGAAGAGCGAAAGCTTGCCCGCGTCTACCCAGTCAATCGGCTCACCTTTTGACCGGCGCTCAAGAGCGTATACGATAAAGCATACAAGGGCAACTGAAATAGCTGCAATGGGAATCATCATTTATTTTGCGCTCAATCAAAATTTCACATATTTAGAACGAGAGTTTCACCCATTTTACCTTCGATTTCCTTCAGTGGATCATCATCCTGTCCCTCTACTTCAGGAACTACCGCCGGCTTGTCCATATCTTCAAACTCAATTTCCGCAGTCTCGTCTCCCACCTTTAACTCTGACCGACCGTCGTCGCCACTTTCAGACCCATCATCTGACCCCGAATCAGAATCCGACTCCGGCACTTCGTCCTCGAACTTAACCTGAGTGGATGCGGCAGCACCCGCTTTCTTTACCGGCTCCTCTGGGGCATGCTCGACGTGAATAGGTAATGAAACACTCTGCGACGGCTCATCATCATCCTCTGAAAAGTACTTCTTGGCAATCGCCTCCCAAGGTAAGAACGAACGAATGACCTGCTCCATACACTCCGTAACAATCTTCTCAACTTCCTGACGGTTACGCGCCTGCTGCTCTGATGAAACACCGACTGTCTTGAAATAGTAAGCCATCTGCCACATCTTGCGAGCCGAATGCTTGTACAGCTCATGAATGAACTTCGCGAAGCTCGGACGATCAAACTCAATCTTCAGCTGAGACTGGGATCCGCGGTAATGGAGAGACGCAAACGACTTCATGTACGCAATGAAAACACCCATCAGAAGGTCATCCATATACTTACAATTTGTGACCTTAAGTATACGCTCAACTTCCGTAGATAGAGTAGAGTCTGACCACTCTGGGATACGCGTGAGCATATTCTGAAACGTGCGCAGAATCTGGTCAGGCTGACCATTGCGGTCACACAGTTCCTTAGCCGAGTCGTGGATTGACCAGAACCCATCGGCTACGGGGCTGACAAGTAACCCCACAAGGTGTTCGCGCAGATGCTCCTTGGCGAACTCAGTAGACATTTGTTAGATTTATGTACTATAAAACACTCTAAGAAACGCAATTATCAAAAACGGATTTATTTTAATTAATATTAAGTATTTCACACCAAATCAAGACAAGAACAAACACTCAACATGAGCAAGTTCATTATCACTTCCAACATCAATACGGCGGAGGACATCAAGGCGGCTCGCGATGAGCTGTCCAAGATGCTCGCCGAGCTGAAGAAGGGCGGTGACACTGTCAAGGTTGTCGAACCCGTTGCCAATGCTGGCGCGGGTAAGGCAGAGGAGCCTAAGACGCCTGCGAAGGCCAAGCGCTCTCCTGCCAAGAAGGCCGACGCTCCGTCGGCGCCCGTGAAGGGCAAGAAGGTCGCCAAGGTGGCGGCCGGTGAAGAGGAGAAGCCCGCGGTCGCAAAGACTGCGGCGAAGAACACTGATGGTAAGCGTGAGTTCACGTTTACCGCCGGTGCGAGTCACACCAAGATGCTGAAAGAGGCATTTGGTGAGGACAAGAAGGCGTTTGAGAACGCTAAGAAGATGCTGAAGAAGCATGTGGAGGGTCTGTCAGACGAGGAGTTTGACGCGAAGACCAAGGACGAGCACGTCCAAGCTTGGCTTGCGGCCAAGAATACAGCCAAGGTCGTTGAGCCGGTGGTGCCCGAGGTTCTCTCTTACGAGGACCTGAAGGCGCTGACCGGTCTCACGGAGACCGATACGGCTGGAGTCTACTGGCACCCCGAGACGGGTCGCCACGTGACTGGCCCGGCGGCCAGCTCCGAGGAGGGGCTGGACGAGATCAAGGGCTACCTGGTCGGTGAGACCACACACCGCGTCTACAACGACGCAGAGGTGTTCCTCGGCTATGCCGGGGTGGGTAAGTTTGCGGACATGTAATTCAAAAACATAAAAACAACAAAACTCAAAAAAACATAACGGCGAAAGCCAATTTTTCATTTACTTACGCGTCTTACGACGACGAGTCTTGCGTGTCTTACGAGCCTTTTTGCCCCCCTTACGACGACGAGACTTGCCACCAGTAGACTTCGGAACTTCTTCTAGCGCCTGTTCAGCTTTCGCTTCTGCAAGTAATTGGGGAGTGGGAACGCTCAATTTTTTAGCGGTAGAGTATGCCTCAGAATCGTACGGATCTGCTGGACGAACCTGACGCAAAGGAGTAACTGGACCTTTAGGTAATTCTAGAGTTCCGCTCATTTACTTATTCTGCCCAGAAAATGATGGCACAGCTCGGGAAAGTTCGCTGAATGAATTCTTGGGCTTCCTGTGTGGGAATGAGGAGACGCGGAACATAAAGTTCCTTCAAATGAGTATTAGTGATCGGCGTCCTTTTCTTGTATTCTTTCCATACATGCTCAAAGCACAACAATTTATGGTTTTTAATTCGATGACTATTGTTTCTATAAATATGCAAATCTTCAATTTCATGTGAGTAGTGCGAAAAGGTACGAATAGTAGGGTACTGATGAGTACTAGGATTGTACGCCATTTCACATACCATTTTCCAAACAGTATGCCATTCTCGCATTGTTCGTTCACTGTAGAGAGGGTTTTCAAACTCTAGAGTGAAACTTAAGTAAATATCAGTTTCCATTATTTATTTAACTGTTGTTTGTTTAACCTATAATCAGAGTCCAAATGAAAATCAGTACTGGGAGAACTAGAATCGGGAAAAATCCGTAACTGAAAAGCGTAAGCCCACCGAGGACCCAGTACCCTCCATTAAAAAGTGTCTGACCGTACTTAGCTGCCTGAATCGTCATCGCAAGAACGAAGAAAGTCTTGATGAATAAGAACACGTCATTAAACAGTGATCCAACAATATCCAACGCTCCATCTGTAGGTGTATGCGTTATATCCGCAGCTACGGCTGGCGCATGAATCTGGAACTTCTGACCGTCCTGAATTTTTTTCGACCCTGGTTCGTCATTAATTGTGTAATCTACCATCAAGTACTTCACTTTCTGAGGATTCGGATCTGGAATACCTAACGAACTAGGACTTACCGTTAAATTGATTGAGCCGTCGTTCAAATAAGTCCGAACAGCACTCGTAACATCCGTATACGACTTATCGTAACCGTACTGAGCCTTCTTGATTTGTAATCCTGAAGCCAGACGGGCGGGAGGAGCGTCAATGTCTATAGAATCACCGTCTACTGCCGTAGCCGTATTACTCGCTCCATTATTGATCGAGTATGTTACAGTCAGAGTTTTCAGCTGTCCCGGCGCTGGGTCATCTACATTCAAGGCCGATGGAGTAACAACAAAGTTCAGTCGTCCGTCTCTTAACTGGGCTGAAACAGCTTTTGTTACGTCTACAGTATTAGTACCCACTCCGTACTTTGCCGACTGAATCTTGACTCCGGTAGTCATTCCTATTATACATTACGAGCTGAAAACAACGTTGGCAATTCCACCCATCACTCGCAAGTAATTGTACGATTCAACGTATGCTCTCACAGTATAATTGTACTGCAGCGTCTTTACAGCATTTGCGACCTGTGTGCTTGGAACAATAGAAATCAAGTCTTGAGGCGAGTATAGTAACTGCCCATTCGGACCGGTCGCACCAGGGTTAACAACTGTAGGATTTGGAAGATTCACGGTTGATTTGAGAACACATACTGGTGAAGGTGGAACATTTGTTGGGTCGTGAGACGTAACGAGTGGAGGTTGGACGAATGTGTTGCGCAGTAAGGTTTTATTGAACATTGATCCATTAATATGTCCACTAGGCTGGATGCTGTATGGGTCAAGCGAGAAAGAGTATGTATACACCCCCGGAATATCCGTCGACGTACGGCCTTTCTGGTGACGGTAATTTTCCAGCTGGGAAAAGAAGTATGATTGTTTGTATGAGAACCGTTCCTTACCGTCCAAAATAATAGACGATTCTAGCAGAATATCGCGCTGGGATATGGCAGTACTTAGTGCGTTTCCACTCGAATATGCGGGTGCCATACCTGTTATTCCAATTGAACTCATTGGAGGTTTGAATGGGTTTTCCCAGTTCGTGTAATTATCGGCATCGTTCTGGAGTTCACGGTCTGAACGCTGGGCTACCCATACGACCTGAGTACACAGATTCTTCATTAGCAGAGAAAGATCATTACTTGCGCCATACTGCCCGTTTGCACTCACCGTATCAATCTGCTTAATTAAGAACGAATGCTCTATGCGAGCAATATTGGCCATTTCTGCGTCGCCTACAAATATGTAATTGGCTTCAATGAACGGATTCAGATTCCAATACATAAGTTCGGGATTTGTTGGATACGGAACAGGCGAGTAAGTTGGGGGTGACAGGAAGTTGTTCATAGTCATCAATGCACTACTTGGATCAGGAGCCACTCTCTTACCGAAATTTGGGTTTGGATGGTTGTTAATTGTTTCACGAATGTCGCGGATCGTGAATAAGTTGTACATGTTCGTCAGTTCAACAATGATCTCAATCGATGAATTCTGGAGTGCTCCTAACGGCAACGCCGCTCCAACATTCTCACAAAACCAAAAATGAAGAGGTACGTTTAGTACCCGACCGTAAATCGACGGTTCGGCCGCTGATGTGGGTGTCGATAGTGCATGTGGATACTGATTCATACGGTCATAAGCGTTAGCTGGATCATACACTTCAGGTACATTTCCGACCATCTGGTTCACCATAGCCTTCTTATTCGCATCAAAGTTCAAGTCAGCATACAGTTTCATCCATTCGCCGGTATGACGAACAATCTCCTGGCCGTTGATATTAATCGCTGCGTAATTGATCATATTGTACCCGATATTTCGAATCCACTCGAATTCATATCCTATGGCATCAGAATTCTGATTTAAGTTTGGGTGTGTCGTTGAAACAGGAAATACTGACGAATAAATGTTTGGAAGCGTCATCACAACATAACAGTCATTCACTAACTGAGCAAGCTGGTCGACAGTAGCTCGTAGCGTTAATGATCCAGACGCAGGCAAACGTAAATTCGTAGTCTTAAAAACTAACTCAAACTGCTCCATCGCAAATTCGGTGTGGCGCTTGTACACGGACCTAAAATGCGTGAACGATGGGTTCCCACATATCAGTTGATCTTGTGCGCCTCTATTAACGAGCTGAATTAAACCTCCAGACATCTCTTACTTATTTACTGAATAGTTTTATGTGTGTATACTCCGCATTTCTTGCATCCAGTACGGTCTACATTCAGACTGGTCGTTGTACAGTTGCATAAACGAGTGAGCTGCAGGTTCTTGGCGTTTGTGTTGCTGATATGCGACTTAGAAGTGATATAGTCCGCAGTCTGCGAAGCTTTGTAATCTAACCACTGACCGTTCGTGCGCTGAATACGGCTTTCTCCGGTATGCCGAGGAATCAGCATTGGTACGGCATATTTAGCTTGTAACGGTGTAGGGGAGTTAATGTCGGTATTGTTCGCAATTACGGTAGCGTACGTCTTAGCGCCCTGCAGACGCTTCAAGCGTGTCCAGTCAGCAGCGGATAAACCGCGCGTTCCAGTCTGATTATTTCCTATGGTCTTTGGATGGGCGACGGTCGCCATTTATACAACATGCGGGAAAAAGCTTATAGCGTTCGGTCCATTACGTGATCCTATTTGAAATAACCGCTGCTTGTCCTGAAACGCGGAGTAATCAAATATCTCATTGGTTTGAGGATCTAGGATCATTACAATACCTTTAATCTTAATGATCTGGAGCTTTCGCCTCTTTCGTATCAAGTTACGCGTGTACAATGTGTCCTTTTCGTCGTTCAAGTAAGATGGGCGGTATGCCAGATCTTCAGCTGTGACTGTTGTGTCGAAACGCATACACTGAATCACCGGCTGTTCTTTCGAATGTAGTTTACGATGAATCTCACAATCTACTGCGGCTTGTTTCAAAATTGTGGAAATGCTCTTACTAATCTTACCCTTTTTGTACGCAGTTTCGTACAGAACTTCATCTGAACTCAGAAAAGCTTCAACTGGTTCGCTGCCTTCGTAACGTTTGGGAATCGTATCGTTGCGCCGAATTAGAGTAATGTTAGGTCCTTCCTGATCTTTCAGCTGTTTTTCAGAGAACACAGACATATATAGTTTGACTGTTACCGTACGTTCATCTTCAGGTAAGGATGAATGTGAATTCACGCGGATCGCACGTCCAATAACCTGTTCAATACGCGCAGGGTTCCAGTATGGTTCCATGATGTACACGTTCCGCACTTTCTTGAGCGTAATACCTTCAGCGGCCGCCTTAGTTCCCATGAAAATACACAACTTGCGTTCTTTCAGTGAATCTTTCAGCGACGAAGGTAACTTTTCTGTCTCGCCGTTGAATATTAGACGCGCCATCTCACGTTCATCACCATCTTCGTCTCCGGTCCACGAAGCATACGCCGGAACTCCTTTTACCATCTCGCCTTCACGCCATTGACCTCCTTCTTTCTTTAACTTGTATGGCTGGAACCCATTGTGATTCAAAATGAGCTTGAATACTCCAAGTCCTTCCAGTGTTGTGTACTCAGAGTACACGAACTGGTTGTTAAACTCACCATCTTTACCTACAGAAGACTTCAAGTCTTTGAGCATCTGGGCCATTTTCGGCGAGAAGTTAGAGAGTGCCTTGGGAGTTAAGAATCTTTCAGGTTCCGAATCAATTTTTTTCAAAATTTCCAGTTTATCTTCAGGAATAGGCTTGCCACGCAACGTATATTCTGTATCACCTTCTTCTGTCATCTTGTACTTGAACTCCGGAGGAACCGCAAAGTTACATACTAGACGTGAAGCCGGTCGGAATGAACCAAGATCATCGTTTAAAGACGGATTGCGGTTCTTCCTAGCTTCACGGTCAATTTCAATTTTTCGAGCTTCTAAGTAGCGCAGATACTGCTCGTCAGACATATCAATTTTCTGAAGCGTCTTGTCTTCGTCTAACCTCTTAGGAATCAGCTTCTCGTCAGCTCCCTTGTAGTAAGACACCAAACCCTGAATTCGACGTCCAAACAGAAGAGCGTTCTTGATATTCAATCCTTCTACGAACATTTTGACAAACTCTTCATAATCCGTTGGCAAACACTCCAAATTCTCTATAGACATCTTATCTTCGCCAAGAAGCTCTACGCCCGCAAACTTATTCTCAAACTCGATCTTCCATTCCGCCGCCCATTTCTTGATATCCGGTTCCTGTTTAAAATCCTTGTTGTACTTTACAGCAATCCGATCTCCCTTATCGTTGTAGACGCTCTCGAAATAAGGGGGGTTACGGGTAAGTTTCAGTTCGTGTTTCACGGAATTGTACTCTACCGTATCAATATCCTTCTGCTGACGGAAAAAGGCCGTCATCAGGGCTTCGTCCCATGCCATTGCGGATTTCGTAGGAACTGTAACTCTCTCAATAGGTCCACGCAGAAGATTCATGAGAAACGCAATTTCCTGAGGACGGTTGATGGTTGGAGTACCCGTCAGAGCCACCACTTTACAGTTTGTAGCTTTATAGATCATATCGTACACCCGACGCTTCAGTTCGCTTTCGTTGATTACTGCACCAATCAAGTTATGAGCTTCTTCAATAATCACAACCGAGTCGTCAAACATATGTGGTGAATGAAGAATACGATCAATATTGGATTCAACCAGACCGTTGTAGTTAATGAACGTAAACCGTGAATTGATTAGATCGTCAATTTGACCATCAATACCCTTCTGCTGATCGAGGGACAACGTCCGAAAGTTTGGAGCGGCACCCTGAACAGTCATAAAGTACCGCCCCTGCTTGTCCAAATACTCATCGGAAATGCCCATAGATTTTGCAGTATCACGATCTTCATGTGTCCGAACCTTCTTCTCTTCCCAATGACTGTCTTTCTTGTATACCGGATCACCACACGTTCTGATCTCTCCAAGAAAATTCACCTTGAGCGATGCAGGAAGTAAGACAAATACCTTCTTATTTGTCATTAACGATTCGGCGACCGCGATGGCTGAACATGTCTTTCCTGATCCAAGACCGTGGTAGACTAATAGACCTCGGTACGGAGTTTCAATTAGGAGGTAGTCCCTGACGAGTTTCTGGTAAGGATACAGTTCACCCGGTTTACCATCTGTACCTTCCATATCCTTCTGGCGGTACTTCAGGAAAATGCGTGTTATGGAATCCACGAACGCCTTTCGGTTGGGCAAAACGTAGGACATTCTCACTTAATTTTACAACCGAAATGATAATGGAAGAGGTTGTCCGCAAGAATCCTAAATTATGGACAGTCGCAATTTATCTTTTCTACGTCGCAGGGTTTCTCTATGTAAAGCCAGCCGTGGCTTTTGATAGACAAGGAAATATCCGCCCTTTTGGTGTTGGAAAGAGAGAGTCTACAGTGTTTCCTGTTTGGATATGGATTATGGGTCTGGCAATTGCTGCATACTTGACCGTGGTCTATATTTTGGACTTTGATTTCTAAGCTGATTTAGGAGGAGCTTCTGCATTCTTAGCATCTTTGTGCTGCTTATTGCTTAGCTTTGCCATAAGTTCAGTCTTGAACTTTGCCATCTCATCGACTGAAGCGACACACGCTTTCGTGGATGCGTCGTGGAATGACCAGACGATCATAGGCCATAAGAAAATAAGAATTATATGGCCCATGGCTATTCTACCGTCCCAGGGTTCCTGTACCCCGAAATTGATATAAAAATCAACGAAAGGACGACGTAAGAACTCAAAGTATGAAGCTAAAAAGTAAGCTAGAGCCGGAACTGCGGCGGCAATTGCTCCATCTTTAAACGATACTGCTGTATCTATCTTTTCGCACGTAGCGTACGTACTTGCCATAAGAATTGCGCTGGTTCCCACTGTGAACCCACCAAATACTCCAGCTGCTGAAAGAATTGTATTCATTGTTATTACTATGACATACTTTGGTGTGTGGCAATCAGACGTTCAACTTGGCCCATTAGAGCTACTCGTTCTGTATAGTGCGGTCGAATTACGGACTTACATTCGTTCAACGATTTCCAGTCAACTTCCGAAATCTCTTTGCTCTGCATGAATGTGAGTTTTTGTTTTAAGTTCACGATCTTGGAATCTGTCAATAAAGCCACAAAGTAGATGTGGCGGTACATGATATTATTTGTACCTTTAAAGGTCTCTGTGAACTTCAGGTCTTCGTGCAAAGTATACGCCTCTGGAGGAATATTGGTTTCTTCGAAGAATTCTCGGACTGCGCATGTAGAATCAGACTCGCCTCGGGCTCTGCGTCCTTTTGGAAATCCCCATTCTGGCTCAGAATACTTTGATCGATTACGTGTAGTTAGATCAATACGGTCAAGTTGGTAATATTTAGATTTCGAGATCTCGTACTCGGCCGAATGTGTGTCTCGCCCCTGTCCCCACAGTTTGGTCCATAAGGTATCAAACTCTTCGGACACGATAAGTTTTTGTTCGGGCAAGGTCATATTTCCAATTAATCGTTCAAGGTATTCTGGATCACCCAAATCATACTTTCCTCGAATAAATTCCATATATGCCATCGAATCTTTACGTTTCACCATCAGAACACCTATCGTTCGTGGGTCTGATGGTAGTTTAAGAGGATCGTAGGCTCCTCTCAGCAAGAGGATCCCACACGATATGATTGGGTCTTTACATGTTCGAAACACGTGACCTTTTTCACCACAATTGTTGCAGTACATTTCCTTCATAGACATTTCACTGTCATATCGTCCGTTTTTACTTCCGGCTTTCTAACAAATGGGTGGAAGCTCAAGTAAACCAGCAGCTCCAGTTGGTCCTGTACTTCCTCAAGTCCTACAACCCGATATTTCCAAAGCGACGTTTTCGGGGGACTATATTGCTAACCTCGCAAAGCAGAATGCCGAAATTCAGGCAGCTTCGGCTAAAGCTGCGGCGGACGCCCAGGCTGCTACAGCAGCCGCTCTAGCTTCCGCGGGTCGGTGGAAGTTAGGTCTTGGGATTGTTGGTGTGTTATTCGGTCTTACGGTTTTAATTATAGTAGTAATTATCGTATATGATCTAATTGCTCGTTCAAATGGGTGGCAGACAATCGCATTCCCTGGATTCTCCCACTTCACCAATTTTCAAGAAGGAATGGATAACACATCACCTATTGATGTAACATCGGGATCAGCGCCGTACTCTTCAACTCAGACACCGTCCAGCTCGTTATATATTCCAGGACCTACTGGCGCGACTGGACCAACCGGACCAGCTGGAGCTGGAGGAAGTGTACCCGGATCAACCGGCGCGGCTCCTCCTCCTCCTCTATTGTACCAGTGGTATTACGGATCAGGAAACATGCCCGACGCTGTAGATGCCCAAAAAGGAACTAAAGTTACGGCCGCTGGTGCCCCGTTATCCGCCGGTAATCAGGGAGCTTACGGTATGCAGTGGTGGATGTATATTAAGGACTGGAATTACGGGTACGGACAGGAAAAGCCTGTCCTAATTCGCCCAGACGCTACAAATGCATCTGTACTCAACCCGAAAGTTACACTCCATCCTACCGATAATGTTCTGCGAATTAGTGTGTCAGTATTCCCCGCTGATCATACCGGCGGAGTTTCTGAACCTGCTCCAGCCAATGCCCCCGAAATGGCCGACGATGTATTCACCTGTGAAGTCCCCAATATCCCTCTCCAGTCATGGTTCTCTGTATCCTTAACAGTTTTCGAGCGTAATTTGGACGTGTACCTCAACGGTATGCTTGTGAAATCATGTTTCTTGTCCGGCGTACCTAAACCCGCAGTCGGAGATATTCAGATTACGCCTAATGGCGGATTCTCGGGTCAGGTTTGTGGTCTCCAAACATCTCCAAAAATGCTCAACCCTTCAGATGCCATGGAGTTCTATGCAGCTAGTAACTCTTGCGTAACCACTAATCCAGGTGCCCCTAATACCAGTGCTATGGTCAATACTACCGGGTACTCAGTGAAGTTCGGACTGTTTGATACTGTTGGGAAGCAACTTCGCGAATATACATTCTAAAACTAATAACAATGAGTTACGCAGTTATCATAGTCGCAGTCATAGTGACTCTAGTGACTATTTATTTAGTGTATACGGCTATCACTGCGTCTCCCGCTGCAACTGGCACGATCTCAATTGTCGGTCCGATTTCTGATGGACGTAAACAGTTCGATAGTCCTACCCAGATCCCAACGTCTTTCAACCAAGCACAGGGAATGACATTCTCCTACGCTTGCTGGGTCAAGATCAATGATTTCTCTTACCGCTATGGCGCTCCGAAAGTTGTGTTCACAAAGGGACCTATTGATCTATCGGTGATGTGTCCTGCCCTGTTTTTAGACGCTTCGTCCAATTCGCTCATTGTAAAAATCGATACGTTCGGAGGAACTGAAACGATCCCAATCGGAAACATCCCTGCCCAAAAATGGGTTCATATAGCTATTGCCGTATCTCAGGAGTCAGTGGATATTTACGTCGATGGAAACCTGTACATCCATCATACTCTAACTCAAATCCCCAAACAGAACTCTGAGACTGTTCACACAACAATTGCCGGCGGTTTCGACGGTTCAATTGCTGGGTTAACTCACTATAATTACCTACTCACTCCTGAATCGATTGCCCCCATCATGGCTTCAGCCCCAGTAACCGCTCAGGATACTACTGTTGTACCTCCTTACCATGACCAGTCGTTCTGGCTCAGCCATCTAACGGATGGTCGTTAACTACTTTATCGCATTCAAACTGGCTTGAGCTGCCGAAGCTTGAGCTGATTGTTCCTTTGCCTGTTTCTTCATAGTATCTACTTCCTGTTGTAACGTTGTCAATTTTGAAGCCAACGCTGCTACATCACTTAAATCGTTCAGAATATCCTCGCAGAAATCAGGAATCTTTCCCTGATCTACTGCCGCTTGATACACTGCCTGTTTCAGTGGATCTTGGCTGTCTTTAGACGCTTTCAGATCAGCACACTGTTTCTTCTGTCCGGCCGTTAATGGAGCAGGACCAGTAGTTCCGGCAGGAGCTGCGGCCGGTGTAGGCCCAGTCTTAGTATCCATTGGTCCAGCCGTAGCATCCAAATGCTCAAGAATCATAGCGTCGCGGTTCGAGACGACATACCATATCGCTACCACTAAAAGAACTAAAAGTACCCAGTACATTTGTTATTTCGGGACTTTAGTTTTCAAGTCAGCTACTGCAGTTTCTAAAGCCGTAATCCGATTCTTCATAAGAAGTAGTTCGGGGGATTCTGGGGTAGATTCAGGAACCGATGAGAGTTCAGGTTTGTCCCAGTTCTTTGAGTTGTCTTTATTCATTGACATATGTTCACGCTGTCCAAACACAGCATACAGAACAATGAAGGCTATAATCCCAAGAAGAATCAGTTGGCTCGTCTTGAACATCTTTGTCTTCTTAGATACAAATGAGTTCACAGGGTCTTGCAGGATACACTGGATACACTAACGGACCTACCCGAGACTCCAGCGATTGGACTCGCCAGATGAAACAAAAGCGTGAGTACTATTCGTACAGCACCAAGAATTCTGGAAATACCGATACTAACCCACCATGGATAAAGTTCGGTAACGATTTCAAGTTAATATATGATCATGGTAAGTTGGCGTGTGGAGGATGTACTGGAGCTGCATTTGTTGGTACGAACTCTAAGGTCGGTGGATCTTGAGCGTCCTTTTTAATGATTTACGGACTTTCTGACGTTGGGTTTTGCTTAAGTCTGTTGGCCGATAACTGAAAAATAACTCCAAGAACTCGCGCGACTCACGATTTCCCATCAATACCTTAAACTTTTCAGATTTATCAGCCATCATTGATACCAGATCTTTTTGGGTTCCAATACATGATAGTGGAGTCAGAATCTTGTACTTCCGATTTGAACCGTTCGCTAAATTCACCAAATGTTCGGCGGTACACAGAAACCGCTGCTCGGGCTTTGATTCCAAAAACTCTTTAGGCGCATACAGCGTAGAAAGAAAGAACTGGAGAAGAGTCGGGATACTTGCTACCATGAGCCCTGATGGCGTCTGATGGTAACTGTGACATGCCTGTGTCTCGTAAATACGAACAAGCACGTTCTTCTTATCGTCCATAATATCGGTACGCGGCGGCATCAACTCTTCGTACGCCGGAAAATCGTGAGACTTAACTGGATTTCCAAACGTATGCATGATTCTTTTTGTTAGATCCGTTCGCTTTTCGGGCGTCGCCAATAAATCCAGCGGTAACTTCCATTTCTTAGGAGTTTTATCCTGCATCATCGAAGCATTGAACCCCAACAATACCACCTTCTCACTTTCCATAATCGTACGGATGTGTAACCTTGTATCCTCTTCTAAATACTCGTCACTCACCTTTTCCGATCCCGCTGGACACGTTAGAGGATAGTGTTTATTCAAGAGCTGGAGGCGGTCGTACACTTTCTTCCATCGGCTCACATCGCCTTTAGGTCGTGAAAGCTCTAGATACATCGACATCCGCAGAAAATTCGGGGGAACGTAATGGATCTTATTTTTTACAATACTTTCAGACCATAACTTCTTGAACATTTCTGGATCCATGTGCGAAATGTCCGCCACACCAATATAGTCCGCAAACACCTTAAATGTTCCTAAATGTACACCTGGTTTCACTTCTACACTCGCAAACCCAGCATTCGCTAACCGATCCGCCAGTTTTGCTGAATGTATCTGAGGAGTTTCTGAAAAGAAATCGTAGTCCGGAATCTCCACCGAGTAATCATAAAACTGATCCTTCGGGGGTAAAAGATTATTGATCGCCGTGCCGCCATAACACATTACGCGATGTGTCTCAATAAACTCTTGGACAATCTTTATCATTTTTTTGACTTCAGGATTCCCCGCCGTCTCTTTGTCAATTTGTTTTTGAGCAACTTGCGCCAAATCGGCGACCTGTTCTACTTCCATTACTCTTTCTCCTTAAAATATGAATGGTATTTAGCCGGTTTTATTTTAGATACTCAAACAAATGACGAAGCGGACGTCTAAGGAGTCTGCTCGCGACAGAGTAGGGTCTGCCGATATGGCGGACCCTCCTCCTCAAAAACGCAAGAAGACAGATGGGGATACGTTATGGATAAAGGACGATACTCTCGATTGTCCATCATCCGAAGATGATAAGCCGAGCGTAACAGTTCCAACAACAAGTGATGAAGATTACGAGGAAGAAGACGACGAGGAACCCAGCGCATCCGATGCCGGAGCACCGTCAGATTTTATCGATTATCTCATGCATAAGTACGCTGGGAAAGGCGGACCAACAATTCGAACTCAAACAAAGAAGGGTCCTATTGAGAAACTTCCACTCCAGTTATCAAAAGTCGAATTAGAATATTACTCCAACCAATCACCAGAACGTCAGTTGTCACTTCGTGGATTAATGAAGAAAATGACTGATATGAGCTTGGCGGAAGGAAGTATTCCGGCCAAATTCCGTGTCCTTGAACTTCCAGTGTCAGACTACATTAAGTCCAATGTCATTAAGAAAATCACTGCTATTGAAGAGATGGGACCCGACTCTGGTGAATCGTACAAACTTCGTAACTGGATTGACGCCTTTCTGAAAGTTCCGTTTGGTAAAATCGTTCCTCTGCCTGTAACGTTGGAACATGGACCTATCATGTGTAACGCTTTCATGACAGAGGCTCGTAAAACTATGGACAAACATATTTACGGTATGGTTCCTGCCAAAACTCAAATTCTTCAGATAATTGCCCAACTGATTGTCAATCCTCACTCTGTAGGAAATGTTATCGCCTTACAGGGAGCTATGGGTGTAGGCAAAACTTCGTTAGCACGCAATGCCATTGCCGAAGTCATGAAACGTCCATTCGAATTTTTCTCATTAGGAGGAGCTTCAGATGTTGCAGGATTTGTTGGTCATTCGTACACGTATGAAGGGTCTATGTGGGGACGTGTTGCTGACTCCTTAATGCATGCTGGAGCCATGAATCCTGTTATGTACTTTGATGAGCTGGATAAAGTGTCAACAACTCCACATGGTGAAGAAATTGTGAATATGATGATTCATTTAACTGATCGGTCACAGAACTCTCAGTTCCACGATCGGTACTTTTCTGGAGTAGATTTTGATCTGTCCCAATGTCTGTTCGTGTTCTCGTTCAACGACATTGAAAAGGTTCATCCTATTCTGCGTGATCGTATGACAGTCATTCATTGTGGTGGTTACACTGAGAACGACAAAAAGGTCATTCTGAAAGATTACATTTGGCCGCAGTTACTTGATCGTTTGAAGTTCAAGCCTGAAGAAATTGAACTTACGGACGCCGCTATCAAACATATTATCACCGAATATTCTGAAGAAGAAAAGGGTGTGCGCACTCTCATTCGTACAGTTGAAAGTATGATGACGCGTTTGAATATGTTGCGCGTCATGCAAGATGACTCGATAAAAGAGTACGTCTTCTATGTAGAGTACACTTCTCCGTTCACTTTGACTGAACCGGTTGTACGGAAGCTACTGACCGACTTGGCAAAGAAGGAGCCTGAACACTGGAGGGTGATGTACAACTAGTCATTGAAATAAAACTCCAATTACACCTGTCACACGTATACGCTGTTTTTACATACGTTTCCATCCAGTTCACATCAAGTGTGAAATAACTATTCGCACACTTGGGGCACTCGCGTGTCTTCCAAAACTGTTCTATTAGATCCATATTGATCCGCCTGATTCTTGAAGCAAGAAAATACATTTTTAAGCTGGCCATACATTTGCCAGAAAAAACCCACCAACAATTCCTACTACACTAAAAAATAGGAACCTTCGAGTCCGTGCGCTGTTACGCGCCAAACGGTCCTCTTCCTCTTTTGCTAGTTCCAATTCAACCTCGGCGTCCATCCACGCCTGAAATGCATCATTGTGTTCTTGGTACAAACGATCGCGCTTGTCTGTAAGTTCTTCAACAGTTGTCATTATTTTGATTAGGATTGTTACGTTTAAGTTAGAACGTTCCTATGAACGTAGTGGTTCTAGCCAAGTTTCCCACTGATCTTCTGGAACATTGTTGTTGAACAGTATGAGTTTTCCCTTATTCAGTCGTTCGCTTTCTGTCGCAATCTCCATAAGTTTCGCGAACTCTCGTCCCAAAATCGTATTGACCGATTCTTTCTGCTCAATTCCCTCGAGGTATCCTTGGAGAACATTACAAACACGAGACAAGTTGCCTTGCGCACACATCCCGATATTATCCCGTAACTCTGCGGTTAGAATCTTCTTCAAATCCGCTTTATCCGGTGAAGCCCGAATGAACTGCCATACTCCATCCACCACTTTTCCAAAGATACCCGGTTCTAAATCGTAAATTGTCGCATCCGAACAATACATTGAACTGAATTGCCAAGCGGATTTAGGAGATAAGTGACAGAACATAACAATAGTCTTGTACGTCATCGACAACTTCTTTGACTGCCACTTGAAGATTTCGGGGACCGGAATTTTCAGGATTTCTGCAACGTTCTTCTTGGTTTGCTCTACTACCAGCTGGGTATGTACATTCTGATTATCGTTTGCGATCCGTGCGAGAACATTTGGGTTCGGTACAGCCATCGCTCGGGCACCTAGACGCTGGGCTGCCGGAACTGCCACCGCTTCTCCACCCCATCCTCGAATAGGACCGCCATTTTCTACATCTTGCATCGCCCGAGCCATAAATTCGTCGAGACGTTCAGTTATACTCCTGTCAATTTCATCTATCAATGCTCTATTCCGTATCGTAACATTTGCACCTTGTCCCATAATACGAACGCGTACACGAATGTTTTCGAGTTCGGGAAGGAAATGGTTCCGATCTGCAATATGTATCCATCTCCGGATTATCCACTGTGCTGCCCGAAAAGCTTCGCCTCGCAATGAGATAAGCTCGCGAGTCATACGTGCCGGTTCATCAGGATCACGTCCTCCATTCGCAGCAATTTCGGCTGCTTGGCGATCACGTAGTTCCTGGAATTCATTGCGGTGCCGTACGGTCATATGTGCTTCCGCGATCGTCTGCTCGTTCGTAATAGCTCTCACCGCACGGTCATCATTACGCACTTGTACACGGCGAGTACTAAACTCTTCAATTTGCGCCCTCACTTCAAACTTATGCTTGATCGCCAACTGTTCGGTCGCAAACCGGTGAGGACCAGTTTCTTCGCGCTTGGTTTCGTGTAGACCACAATACTGAGAATTCGCCTTGTGGGCTTTAGAGCATTGTGTGCCTTTTATGGTGTATACTTGACATTTCAAAGGATCCATTCCGTAGATTCTGATGGGAAATTATTTTTCAAATAAAAACTTTCGTTTTTAACCGTAGAGCGCAATATAAATTGATGCATACAGTAGACCTATCATATAGAGTATCAGTAGAAACTCATACAGTACATACCACATCTTGTTACACTACTTCATATCAACTTCATTCAATTCGTTTTGCTTGAACCATTCTTGGATTTCCGCTCGGCCTTTCAGCATATTGCGGCGGTACATCTCACGCAGCGTTGGCAGAGACATAATATGAACTCTCATATCACGCATCGCGCGCTTAATTTCGTTCATATCCCGCTCCGGCAGATCCATCAGCAGATGACCTGCTAACCTATCTTCGGCACTCATTCGCTCCTTAAGCGACTCCCTAATTTGGTCAGGAAACAGTGCCATCGTCTCGTGCGCACGCGCTCGAGCTGCAGCCAGAATAGCTGCGCGAACACTCATCTTTGATGATAGACAGGTCATCGAAAGAAAAATATCCGTTTTTATTCATTCTCAGAACACTTTTCAATTTGTGTCATATTTCAGGCTGTGGTGAAAGGAGACATACGCCCCCTAGTGATTGCTACATGGATTACCCATCCAAATACATACACAACAACCAATGACAAGAATACAATCAGAACAATCTCCGGACCCATTTAATTTATTAAGGATCTGTTGTTCTGCTTTCTAGTACTGCTAGTAATCTAGCACTAAATGAATCCGTTTTCGTTTTCATGCAAAAACGTTCGCTTTGAAATATTCTGGTCGACATCCACAACCTAGAATATTACTTTAGTCGGAACGACAAACCCCGTAATGAGGGATTTTTTGGGGATCTTATTAGAGTGTTGATCCAAACACTATTATACTAGATAAAGTCCTTTGCCACTACTGGCTCTCACCCCGAGGATTTCATCAAGACCGGGGGGTTTCATGAGGAAGAATCTAGAATTTCCCCACGTTACACTCTTTCGTGAGATTGTAATCTTAAAATCCGTTTTCAATTAAAAAGAGTTTCCTCCTTTTTAATTTTTCTCTTTTGTATTTTGGTTTTGGTTTCGTTTAGTAGTGGGGATAGTAATCCATCCTCAACTCGTCAAGGTACTCTCGTCGTTGCGCATCTCCAACATCATCATCATCGTCCACCTCGTTTAGCCACACATCCTGCTCATCTTCGGGCACGTTGTGCGTGCGCATGATTTGCAGTGCCTTCTCACGCCGGACCTTTCGGTCCTTAATGGCCATGAGCGGCGGCAGCAGGTCCCCGAGAATTTCGGCGACGGGCGGAGTGGGCATGTCCGTGACATACCCTTGCAGGACATTACACAGCCGTGTCAGGTTTCCCTGCGCACACATGCCGATATTGTCCTCCAGCTCAAGCTTGAGCGTCTTGATGAGCACATCCTTGTCGGAGTGCGTCTTGATGTACTGCCAGACGCTGTCGAGCGTCTTGCCGTAGATGCCGGACACCATATCATAAATGGTCTCGTCCGACGTGTACTTCTCCACCAGCAGCTTCCCAGCAGCAATAGAGAGTTTGCACTCGGCGATAATCTCGCCGGGCGTCTTGGCAACCGTCTCCATGTTCCAGCGGTACTCCGTGGGCACAGGGATCAGCATCACCTTCTGAATGGTCTTCTTCACCACCTCATTCACAGTCACCTCTCGGTGAATGTTCTGCCGATCTGCCGCGAACCCAATCAGGTCATCGCGCGGCTCTTCGTGCTCTTGCGCAGGTCCCAGATCTTGGTTTCCTCGCATGTCCCAGCGTTCCTCGTATCGGATACGCTGCAGCTCCTCGCGCCGGTGCTCACGCACACGCACCTTCTCGCGGTGCGCGCGGTCGGCGGGCATGTCAGGCATCTCTTCGAGCCGAATATTCATACGCCGCATCTCGTGCTTGTGCCGAACGTCCATAAGCTCCTTCTCTTCTTGATAAGTCATGTCAATCGTGTCGACATACTTACTCCGAAGTATCGCGGATTCATTCGCATGCTTCTGAATCGTCTCAGACTCAAGCACGTGCTTAGGACCAGTAGCCACCAAGCCATTGTAGTGCAGCTTGCACCGCCCGTCCTTGTACACATTGTGTACACACGGACCAGCCTTGTAGTGGCGAATCGCGACACAAGACATTGTTGGTATGCGATAAGTAATCTTCAATCGCGCCTACGCTTAAGATACTTGTAAAAATGAATTTCATTTTTCATTTCTAGGTTCTTAATCAAGGTATGCTCAGCCGACACATTACAAACGATAAATGGTTAGACGGTAAATCTATGTTTATTGGGAAGCGGATTTGTATCGAGCAAAACGTAATTAATGGGTACACTTGGTCCTTCTGTATTGAGTATGTTGGACCTACACTTATGTGCGTGACATATGTCGACGATAAGGTCAAAGATATGTTTCCGTTGTCACGGTTATACTTATAAAATCTGACAATGTAATAGACTCAAATGGGCTGTACATCCAGTAAACAAGTTTCCCAATCTGGCGTTGTGAAACTGGTAAGTGTTCCGGATATGAACATTCCAAACGACCTGTATTTTTCATCACCAATTAAAACGAATATAAATCTGGGCAAATCAAAGATCATAAAGTTTAACGATGGGTTGTTCTAGCAGTAAGCCAAATCGCGAACCCGTGATTTCTTCACCAACTATGTTCAAATGTTTCATTCCCTCGTGTGATCTTCCTTCGACACAAAAGCATTCATTCTGTGTTAATCATGATCCTCGTAATAAGTCAAGAGGTTTAAAGTAAAATGTAGGATATGAATAAAATGCCATTCGTTCCTCCCGCTGGCCCTACTGGTCCCATGACGAAAGCTCAGCTACTTGCTCTTTCTGCGCCGGCCCTAGCCGCTCGCCGAACGGCGGCTATCGAGTCTCTGTCCAAGGCGGTTAAGACCGGTGTCTTAACCGCCGCATCTGCCGGACACACTGGCTACTCTTGCCCTCTTCGCATACCCCAGCAGTCTTCGTCCCCACTCGTGTTAGACGATTCTACGGTCGGAAGCGTATGCGACGCAGTGCGGGCAGTATACACCGATTCGACGGTAACGTCGTCAAAGGCCGGTGGTGCGACAGGCTCTGCTGCGCCTCCTCTTTACACGGTCACGGTATCGTGGGTTTAAGAACAGCCTATTTTAAACTATAAGAATGCGGGTTGGCGTTGTCATGTTTTACGACGACGCGATTCGTGAGTATGGAGATCTAACTTATCAAATTAACCAACTCTATTGCCAGAAACATGGTCTAGAGTTGATTTGTGGGCGAGTAAAAAGGTACGAGAATCGTCATTCTGCTTGGGAACGTCTTCCTCTCATTCTCGAGCATTTGAAGAATTACGATTACTTAGTTTGGGTAGATGCTGATGCCTTTTTCTATTACCATTCAACGAGTATTGTAGACTTCATTAAAAGCAATCTAGTCCCCGATTTTTTATTTAGCCAAGATATGGGAAACAGGAATTTGAATACCGGTATTTTCATTGTCAAAAACACGAATTACTCCCACCTGTTTCTGAATAAGTGGGCGTACGATGAAGAGCTATACAGATTGAATCCGTATCCTCAATGGTGGGACCAAGGAGTTTTAATTAAAATGGTTTACTACAACACTTTGGAAATCCAGCAACATTCTGCGAGTTATGATTATGGCGTGCTCCAGCATTTCTTTAAACACGAACTTCAGTCTCGTAAAATCAAACCTTTTATTATGCACTTAGCCAGTTGGTCGAAACAAGAACGTGTTCTTACCTCAAAACTGTACTTGGATATGATCAAAACGAATTTGGGTTCACCAACAGTATTTAAGACAGAAATAGTTTAATATGGAAGACGTTTACCAAACTACGATAACAGTTGGAGGCAAGCAGCAGTGTGAGTTCTTCAACATGACACTTGATGGTGTGATTGAAACCGTGCTTTACGAACTGTTGCAGCGCCACGCGATCCAATTGGATCCGTTGATGGAGATTACGCAACAGCAAGTTGTGGATAAGGTTCTTGATGAGTACGGACAGCCGTCCACACACACCAGGATCAGTTTCAACCGTGAATACATTGTCGTAGAAACTTGGCTGCGGTATGTTGGCAAGTAAGTGCTACTTAATGAAAAACGGAATCAATTTGGGTGAATAACCCATTTTTCATACAAGTTTATTATTACTACTATCATGTCGATGACACCTTACACGCGTTCCGATCTGATTCTTGAGCGCGAGGCGTTTGAGACCGCCAAGGCGCGGGAGTATGTCAGCAATGCAGTAGAGAAGATTTACTATGCTGTGCGGAAGCTTGCAGTTGAGACGAATACGTCTTCGTACTTTCACGTCATTCCTGAGGGAATGTTCGGGGATGTGCAGGGTGTTGCGGAGGCTATCCGCGACGAGCTCTTTACGCTGTTTCCCGACTTTAAAGTCCATATTCAAGTTGTGAACAACACATATGGCTGTGAGCGTAATGTGTTTGTGGGATGGCGCAGTGTGCCTTAATAAACTAAAAATAAAACGGATTTGTGAAAACAAGTCCCATTTTTCAATCAATAAGATAAGATGGGGTTTAGATACGTTCTCGTGAACCATACTCTAAAGGTTATTGAGGATGTGAGCCTGTACAATGTGTGGCAACGTATGGCCGTCCTTATCAAGGAGTGTGGATGGACTACTACTGATAAGGTTGAAATGCTTTCTGAA